GTGAACTATTAAAATATAACGTTATAAATATCAAGGTTTTAGATTTAGAGGTGGAATGATGGCTAGAAGAAAAGTTATAAGAGTGCGTATTAAAGGAAAACTAATGACATTGAGAGAAGTTTCAGAAAAATATCATATATCTCCAGAACTTCTTAGATATAGATACAAACATAAAATGCGCGGCGATGAATTATTGTGTGGAAGAAAGGACTCAAAATCTAAAGATGAAGTTGAATATATGAAGAGTCAAATAAAAGATGAAGAAAAAGGGAGAGAAAAAATCAGAAAAAAAGCGATTTTGAACCGATACCAACGAAATGTGAGAGCGGAATATGAAGAGGAAAGAAAGAGAAGATTAAGACCATGGCTTTATGATGGAACGCCTCAAAAACATTCACGTGATCCGTACTGGTTCGATGTCACTTATAACCAAATGTTCAAGAAATGGAGTGAAGCATAATGAGCATAATCAGTAACAGAAAAGTAGATATGAATGAAACACAAGACAATGTTAAACAACCTGCGCATTACACATACGGCGACATTGAAATTATAGATTTCATCGAACAAGTTACGGCACAGTATCCACCACAATTAGCATTCGCAATAGGTAATGCAATCAAATACTTGTCTAGAGCACCGTTAAAGAATGGTCATGAGGATTTAGCAAAGGCGAAGTTTTACGTCGATAGAGTGTTTGACTTGTGGGAGGGGTAACGATGGCAACGCAAAAACAAGTTGATTACGTAATGTCATTACAGGAGCAACTGGAATTAGAAGACTGCGAAAAATATACAGACGAACAAGTTAAAGCAATGAGTCATAAAGAAGTTAGCAATGTGATTGAGAACTATAAGACAAGCATAAGGAATGAAGAACTATATTACGAATGCATGTCGTTTGGACTGCCTAATTGTTAAAAGGAGTGACGACCATGACAGATAGCGCACGTAAAGAACGCTTAAACCAATTTTTCGGCTCTAAAAGATATCTGTATCAGGATAACGAGCGAGTGGCACATATCCATGTAGTGAATGACATTTATTATTTTCATGGGCATATCGTGCCAGGTTGGCAAGGTGTGAAAAAGACATTTGATACTGCTGAAGAGCTCGAAATATATATAAAGCAACATGGTTTGGAATACGAGGAACAGAAGCAACTAACTTTATTTTAGAGGAGATGGAAATGATGAATAACCGTGAACAAATAGAACAATCCGTTATAAGTGCTAGTGCGTATAACGGCAATG